ATGAGAATCCAGATGACATCCCCGTTATAGAAAAGTTCTTAGGTAATTCTAAGAGTGTATGGGATGCATACTGGCAAGCAGAAAAACAATTGAAAAAAGAAGAGGGTTCTCGTGTATCAGGCGATCAACAAGAATCAGCAACAGAAAAAGGATTTATCTAATGAAGAATATACTTATCACAGTACTTATTTTAGCTATTGCATTTTTAACTTGGAAACAATTTGTTCAGCCTGTAAAAGAAACTAACGCAAAAGAAAAATATGCTCAAAGTTTTGAGTACAAAGATACAAAGCGAGTAGCAGAATTAAAAAATGAGGCAGAAACACTTCGAGTAAAAGCACTACGACTTCAAGCAGCTTTAGATACTTGTAGGTATAACATCAAAGAAGAGGTTGTAGTTGCTCCAAAAGTAGTCTATAAAACTAACAAAAGTTCTAAAGCGTTAGATGATTGTACTAAAGAACTTATAGACACTAAAGCTAAATTAGGAGAATACATTGGAGCCAAGGCACAGATGGAAGTAGAGAAAGATCTTGAAATTAATAAGCTTACACGTCAGATGGACACTTGTACTTACTTTGTTCAAGAAATGGACAAAGCTTTGCTAAAGATGAGTAATGATGTGACTACTTTAACCAATGAACGAGACAGTCTTAAAAATGTATTAGGAACTCCAATTGCAATAGCAAAAGAATTTCCTTGCCTAAAGGCTAAAAAAGGAACTGTAGTTATGGCATCTGTCATACCCGCAACTGGGGAAAAAGACTTCACGATTTCTAACTTTAATTTACCAAAAGACAAATATAAAGCCGCTAAGAAATCATGCAAGCGAACTACTCGTTAAGTTTACAGACAGTAGAAACTGAAGAAACTACGCACCCCGTTCTATTGTATATTCAAGATCATGCTGTTAGTTTTCACTATCAATGGTGGAAAGATAAAGCTACAGGCTTGTACTATCGAACTTTCGATGTAGATCTTGAAAATGGTCTACTCGATATTGAAATGGGTACAAAAATATGTGGTAATTTTGATGAACTTGATGAGGATTATATCAATTGTATAATGCAAGTATACAATGCATTAACCGCTAACTAACTAAAGGAACCAAATGAATTGGCATTACATATCTGGTTTTGTTGATGCAGATGGTTCCATAACTTTAATTAAACAGAAAGGCAGGTATTATCCTCGCATTGGATTTCACAATACCTGCTTAGAGATATTAGTTCAGATAGAGAAGTTTATAAAGTTAAAGCTAAACATTAGCGGTACATTAACGCATTACTTACCTCGCACTGATGAAGGAGAAGTTCAGTATACACTGACTTATAGTTCTTATAAATCTGTATTGCCTATCCTTGCTCGTCTTAACCTTAAGCATCCTAAGAAGATGTATCGCATAAGAATCATTGATAAAGTGAACAAGGCTCGTTTAGGAGATACAACAATTGACTACGAAGAAACTGCTCAATCCTTCCGATCTGACAGTTGGAAATATTTAGTAGGAATTTAAATCAAATGATAAACAAAGGAATGCACCAAGCAAATAAATACATGCGTGTTCAAGACCAAAATGGTCAGATCGCAGTAATCGTACCTGAAACTGACTTCATCCTTCATGCACGTCAAATGCGTGATCTAACGAATAAGGTAGAAAAGATGAATGAAGATCTTAAAACACTTAATGGAAAACACCATGAGTACATAAATTACCAGAAAAGAACTGAAGAAAAGATCGCTACAGAAGTTCAAAAAGCTCGCACACAACAGCGACAAGAAGACGCTAAGGTGTATGCTCATTGGAGAGATAAGTGTAAGTCTTTAGAAAAACACATGGAGCAATCAGTAAATCTCGAAAAAAACTACAAGTTACTTTCCGAATCTTACTCAAATTTACTGAGCAAGTACGCAGATCGTCACAGACAATTGCTTGTAATAAAAGGAACTTTTGAGCATGACACTGAACAACCTAATTGTAAGTAATCCTGTAGAATTAACGTTCTTTATAGGAGATGCCAATAGAGCCAATCAAGCGTTAATGCCTTTGACTATCCACTATGGGTACAAAAACATGAGTACGGGAGAAGTATTTATTATAGAATATGATAAAATTGAAAATGAACTGGAGCCGTGCACACCGACCCAGAATTAACCAAAGAAGTAGTGGAATCATTGGGATTAATACTTTTAGTCATTGCAGCATTTTACTGGGCAACTAGAAGTACTAAAAAATATGTCTTCATACCAGATGAAGAAAAAGACTTAATGCTAGACTTAATGATCAAATCAACCAGCACTAAGCTTACTTTGGACGATTGGAAAAACTACTTAGTCGGCATTGGAATGGCCGAGGATCAATTTAATGAACTCATTACTGAGATGAGAAATAAAATGTTTGCATAATCAATTATACAACAATGACAACAGAAGCACTAATTAAACAAATTGCAACTCATTCAATTAAAACTGAGGTAAAACTTACGCATACACTCTCCAAGATTGAGAAGATTACTCAATTACTCATCGAGCGATTTGACAAAGATGGAACAGATGACTTGAATTTCCCTAAGAAGATTACATTCTTTAGCGTAATTGCTAACGTTCCTGCACTAGTAAAACTATTGCGTCAAATCTTTGAAACCCTAAAAGAACAAACTCCTGAAGTTGTTATCGAAGATAGTAACCTCGATCAATTTCTAGCACTGAACACTACCCCTGAAACAGTTACACAATAATATTATGCAAAAGATACCTAATGAAAGAAAAGATGTAATGCATACTGAAGAAGCTCGTAAGAGTCTAATCAAAGGCATTAACAAGTTAGCAGATGCAGTAAAAGTTACATTAGGCCCTGATGGCAGAAATGTTATTATTCAAACAGATCGCAATCCTATTATCACCAAAGATGGTGTTACTGTGGCTCGACATGTATCCTTATACGACCATACAGAACGTATGGGAGCTGACATCCTCAAGCAAGCAGCCCTCAAAGCAGCTATGGAAAATGGAGATGGTACCACTACTGCAACAGTTATCGCCCAAAAGCTAGTCAACGAAGCAGAACGTGCCATTCAAAACGGCCATAATCCAAGAGAATTGTCTACTACCATTCAAGTTGGTTGTAATACAGTAGTAGACATGATTAAAACTCGTGCAGTTCCCATTGATCTTAACTCAACTCAACTAGAGTCTATTGCTACGATTAGTGCAAACAATGATGCTGAGCTAGGTAAACTAGTAGCAGAAGCTTATCGTAAGGTAGGATTGGATGGTGTAGTAGCTTTTGAGGAATCAAAGAATACCGAGACTTATCTTGAAGAGGTAAAAGGACTTGATTTCCCTAACGGGTACATTAGTCCTCATTTCATGACAGACCCTAAATCTTACAGTGCAGAGTATGAAGATGCCTATGTACTAGTTTACGACGGTAAGCTACGTAATCCGCAGCACCTCATCGGTATTCTATCTAAAGTAAAAGAGAAAGATGCATCACTACTTATCATTGCTGATGAGATAGATGCTCAGACACTTAATCTTTTAATTGTCAATAAGACTCGTGCTAACCTTAAAGTAGTAGCAGTCAAGTCTCCCGGCTTTAATCAGCAAAAGAAAGTAATGTTGGAAGACATTGCCATTCTTACTGGAGGACAACTCGTGTCGGAAGATACTGGCTTAACACTAGACAAAGTAGATCTGTACCACTTAGGTAAAGCCAAGCGGATTAAAGTTACCGCTAAAGCTACTACCATTATTGATGGAGCAGGTAAACCCGATCTGATCAAAGCTCGTGTAGATGTTCTCAAAGCTCAATGGTTTGAGCAGGATAACGAATACCTGAAGGATAAAATCAAACAACGTATTGCCAAGCTTTCCAGTGGTGTACAGATCATTCGAGTAGGAGGCACTACAGATGCCGAGATGGTTGAGCGCAAATATCGTGTCGAAGACGCTGTATACGCTACGAAAGCTGCGCTACTTATGGGTATTCTTCCCGGTGGAGGAACAGCATTGGTTAAGATTGCTGAAGAACTGGAGACTAGAGTTCATGCCATGCTTGAGGAAACTCAACAAGGAGTACGTATTCTAATTGCTGCTATTCGAGAGCCTCTTAAGGTAATTGCTGAGAACTCAGGTGTGAATGCTGAGATTATCTTACACAGAATTTCTACTACTCCAGACTTTAACTACGGGTACAATGCACTATCAAAAGAGTATTGCGACCTAGTTGCTGAAGGGATTGTAGATCCTGCTAAAGTAGCAATTACTTCTCTAGAAGCTGCCGTTAGTGTAGCCAACCTGATTATCAATACTGGAGCTGCCCTAATGCTCAACAAGGAACCTTTCGATGATAAAGGAATCAATCCTGATGAAGTATACGCAGAATAGTATAACAAATAAGCCTTGCCTCTTCCCATACCGGGAAGGGGTATCGCTATATATACCATATGGAAAACAATGATATTACTTATAATTTATACTTAGATTTAGCTACTTATGTCGATCCGTATCGTGTAGAACAATCTGTATTCCTTTTAGATGAAATACCTGAATACCATCCTCTATCATTAGACTATCGAGAGTTCTGGAAAGAACAACGTAAACGATGCATTGAAGGGTACTGGTATAGTGGGGTATGGATGCCTGGTAAGTTATACTTCTATGTTAATTTTAATACCATCAAAAGAAACTTCAAGGGGTCAAAGGTAAAGCAGTTTGCTAGACCTTTACTCCGAGATGTAGAATGGATGGTGTATTACAATGTAGAGGAAGCTAGAGGATTTTCAGGGTTTGAAAATGACCCTATCTACTCTTGTCACAATGTACTCAACAGTGACTTAACTGATGATCAAATAAAAGAAAGGTACTGCTACAACGAAGATGGCTTTAGTGAACAAGTCTACAATAACATCTTTCAAGTATCTGGTGTTAGAAAGATTTATCAGGCACCGAGAGACTACTTAAGAAAAGTTCATGACAACAATTATGGAGTTGCTTTATATTTAAACAACTCTAAGAACATGCTTACTTTTGGTAGTCGAGAGTTTGGCAAGTCGTATATCGCAGGTAACATTACTCTACATGAGTGGTTGTTTGATGGTCTTACAAGATATACCCCTTCCAACTTAGTCAATACTGCTTCTGATATTATCATGGGAGCATTTGACGCTAAGTATTCAGGTGAAACATTAGATAAAGCTAAGATCGGATTAGATAAACTTCCAGGAGGATATGAGACTTATGAATTCAAATATCCAGCTCCTTTCACAAAGAAATATACTGGATCGTGGGGGCCTTCTAAGAGTGTTACTGCTCAGTACAAAAAGAAAGTAAAAGGTACTTGGGAAGATGTTGGTACCAAATCCATTATCCGTCACCGTACCTTTAAGGATAATCCTTTTGCGGGACAAGGATCTCGTAACGGGTTAATCATGTGTGAAGAGATTGGTATGTGGCCTAACTTTCTCGAATGCTTTGCTGCAATGGTAGACAACCAAAAAGATGGTTCATTAAAGTTTGGATCTATGTTTATGTGGGGTACTGGTGGCTCTATGGATCAAGGTATTGTTCCTGCACTAGATATTTTTTACAATCCACAGAAGTATGACTGTATTGTATTTGAAGACATTTGGGAGAATAAAGGAGAAATATGTTTCTTTATGCCTGCCTATCTGGCTTTGAACAACACTAAGGATACTTCAGGTAAAACCTTAATGGGACTAGCGCTTAGTGAAATCCATAATGAGCGTGACAAACTAGCGGGAAACAAAGGGTCTAAAGATCGTCTACAACGGGAGATGCAGTATCGTCCCATCAAACCTTCGGAAATGTTTTTGACTAAAACAGGAAACTATTTTCCGATTGTAGAGATGAAAGAACGATTAGCGTTATTAGACTCAAAAGTTAAACCCGAAGATTGGCAAAAGAAAGTTCAATTGTACTTTGACCCTAATGCAAAAGGAGGAGTACGATATGAAATAGACACAACCAATAGCTTAAACGCGATTGATAAATATCCTTGGCATGGGCCTTCTAAAGAAGGGTGTGTGGTCATCTATGAGTTTCCCATTACAGATAAGGCAGGAGTAGTTCCGAAGGATCTATACCTAATAGGGCATGACCCTATTGCTACGGACTCTGTAACAGGAGAATCTTTTGCAGCAACATACGTAATTAAAACTAAAAAATACTGGAATACATACGGGCATGATGAAATCGTAGCTGCTTATGTCTCTAGACCTTATGATGGCAGAGGGCCTATCAATGAGAACTTGTTAAAACTATCTATGCTATATGGCAACGCCCTCATCTATTTTGAAAACATGGTAGGTAACGTAAAAGAGTATTTTGAGAAGATGAAACGACTTGATTTACTGGCTAGACAGCCTACTACTGTATTCAATAAAAAAGCATCATTTGACGGAAAAGGTCAAGCTGTTGTATATGGTTACCCTATGAGCAACAGGAAAATAAAAATGGATGCAGTTCAATATGTTCGAGATTGGTTATTAGAAGAAAGAGGACAAGAAGATGGTAGAATAGTAAGAAACTTAGATCGCATATGGGATAAAGCACTATTACAAGAGTTAATATCTTTTGACCTTGAGGGTAACTTTGACCGAGTAATGGGACTTATGGGGTGCATCATTGGAATGAATGAAACACACAATCAGTACCAGAACTCCATAGAAGCTGCTTCTAGAGAGTACAATTCTAACTCATTGTCTTTCTTAATATCTAATAGATTAATTGGAGGAGATAACTATCAAGAAACAAAGACAAAACTAAAAAATGTTACTATTGATTTCTCCAGTTTAAAATTTTAAACAATGTACGAACAAACAAAATATTTATCCCAACGGGTTAGTGAATCCAAAAAGCTAGCCAACGATAAAGAATGGGCTAAGCGAATGATTGATTTCATTTGTCAGCAGCATTTAATCAATGCTTACCATGAAACTAGAACTTCTGATAATACAGTAAACGTATTGAACGATTATGCACGGATGCTGTCCAATTATCAATTGTACAATAACGTCATCAATCAAAAGGATTTTGAACGAGAATGTAACCCACTGGATCTTAAGGTAGGCCAATTCAAGGAAGAGATTTATCCTTACAATAAAACCTACAATAAGATTCAAGTACTTCTAGGAGAAGAACTTAAGCGACCATTTGATTATACAGTGGTTACCATTTCAGAAGAAGGCATCCGGCAAAAGCTAGTTGAAAAAGATGAAGCTATCCGTAACTACTTAGAAGAAGCAGTCAATAGCATTGTTGAAACTTACAACCAGCAGATGCAAGCGGCTACTGATCCTAACTTGAGTGAAGAGCAAAAAGCCCAAGCACAAGAAAAGGCTCAGCAAGACATGCAAGCTAAGATTGACCGTATTGTATCACCGGATTACATCGAGCGAGCTTTATCTACTACTAGTTCTCAGAAGAGAGAGATCACCTGGTCTAAGATTCTTCGTTACTTAACCACCATCCAGAACATCATCGATAAAAAGAATGATGGCTTCAAGCACGGTTTAATTGCTGGTGTAGAAGGAGTATGGACAGGAATTGAAGGAGGAGAGCCTGTAGTTAAAATTCTCAATCCATTAGGATTAATCTATGACAAGTCTCCTGATACCAAATGGATTCAAGATGGCAACTACGCTGGATATAAAACTACAATGAGCTTGAATGAAATCATTGCTCAGTATGGAGATGACCTATCGACAACAGACCTGCGTGACTTAGAAGATCGATTGAACGGTGGATGGGGACTTGGCAGCAATGCTTACTCTCATGCCAACTTTAACCCTGAGCAATACTTCTTTGGTATACCAGTTAAGCAATCTGAGATTGCTCAGTATGGCACCAATAACCCTCAGCTACAAACATTAAATGTTTACCATGTAGAATGGAAGTCACTGCGTAAGGTATACTTCATTACATACATGAACGCTTACAATGAGAGGCAAGTAGACATTGTAGACGCAGAAGGATTTTATGTCCCACCTTACGCTGAGTCTAAATCTGTTACAGACCGATTTGGTAAGTCTAGAAAGATAATGTCTTTTGATGGTTATGAAGTAGAAACCAAATGGGTTACTGATGTGTGGGAGGGTGTACGTATTGGAGATGACAAGTACTGTCGCATTGGTAGAAAGTCTTACCAATACCGCAATGCTGACAATCCGAATGATGTAAAGCTGGGGTATCATGGAGTAGCTTACTCCAATATGAATAGCCCTATTGTATCCTTAATGGATCGCATGAAGCCTTTCCAATATCTTTACTTTATCATTATGCACCGTATGAAGGAGATGATTGCTAAGGACAAAGGTAAGGTATTCCACTTTGATGTAACGATGATCGACCCTCAATTAGGGTTAGATAAAACATTGTATTACTTAGATAAGTTAGATATTGACTTCTTCAATCCATTAGAGAATGCCAATACACATGGGTCAGCTCAACGCGGTAAAATTACTTCTTCTACAGATCGAAGCAATATGCAGCACATCATGAACTATGTTCAGTTATTGGCTGCAATTGATGATCAAATTTCTGATGTAGCAGGTGTTACCAAACAGCGAGAAGGTTCTGCTTCTCCTTATGAAACAGCTACTTCCAATCAGAATGCAATCATTCAATCTTCTCACATCACTGAGATCTATTTCCATACTCACGCTAAACTGTGGGAAAGTGTACTGAATTCATTGGTACAAGCTGCACAAGACTGTTGGAAACACAAGGGGCTGCGCAAACAATTCGTATTGGATGATTTGTCTATTCAGTTGTTAGAAGTTTCTCCAGAAGAGTTTACTGGTGCTGACATGGCTGTATTTGTATCTAATTCTCGCAAAGACCAAGAGATCTTCCAGAAGATTGAGAAGCTATCCGAGTTTGCATTGTCTTCGGGTCAAGCTAAGTTGTCTGATATGATTACCATGTTTAAGGCTAATTCTATTGCTGAAATGGAAGTTAACATCAAAGCATTAGAGAAGAAGAATATGGCTCAACAACAAGCACAGCAACAGGCTGAATTGGACAATCAGAAGCAAATGCAAGAAGCTCAATTGGCTGCTGAAGAACGTAGAATGACTCACGAGAAAGAATTGAAACAGATGGATATTGACGCTCAAATTGAGAAAGCTCAGATTGACTCATTTAAGTTTGTTCAAGATCAGGATTCTAATACTGATGGTATTCCAGATCAATTGCAAATAGAAAAAATTAAGTCAGATAACCAATTAACCAATCGCAAATTGGACATTGAAGAAAAGAAATTGGCTCAAGAGAAAGAGCTAAAGACGCAGGAAATTGCAGTAAAAAGGATGCAAGCCAACAAACCTAAAGCATCTAAATAACTAAGCTTGCTATAAGCCATTTATTATATTCGTCAGGTTTCTTTAAAACCTATTGACAAGAACTACAAACTCCGTATATTAACATGGAATTCAACATCGAAGATATTATCCAGTTTACTCCTGAAGAAAAGGAGCAACAGAATACCAATGATACAATTACTCCTGAAGATCAGGAAAATAATGACAATAATCCAGATACTCCTACCCCTCCTTCAGATGCTCCCGAAGAGCAGGAAGAAGAGCAGCAGGATGAGTCAAACACTCCTGATGACACCGACGAATCTGACGATGAAGGTTCAGGTACAGCAGTGGATCTCAAAGAATTTTTTACAACTCTAAAGGATTCTAATTACTTAACTGTTCCAGAAGATTTTACTTTTGATGGTACTACTGAATCTTTAGCAGAAGCGATTGATTTGACGTATGAAAGCTTTAAGAAAAGCGCTCAGGAATCTTTACTCAATTCATTGGATGAAGACTCTAAACTGGCACTTAAATTTGCGCTAACATATAGAAAACCAATTTATGCATTCTATGAAGAAACAGAAGTAGAGCCGTTTGATTTTAGTCAAATTGACTTGGAAGAGTTAGAAAACCAACAAGAAGTAGTACGTACTTATCTCAAAAAGACCACAGCATTTTCAGACAATAAAATTGAGAATCAAATTAAAATGCTTTCTCAATCCGGTGAAATTGTAAGCGAGGCAAAAGAATACCTCGGTGAATTGATTGCTTTCCAAGAGAAGGAAAGACAAGAGCTAGATACTAAAATAGAGCAACAACGTCAAAAAGATCGAGAAGATTTGCTTAAGTGGAAAGAAGATAGAGTTAACGTAATAAAAGCTTATAAAGATGCTGATGACGCTCGCAAAGCCAAACTAAAGGCTTTCGTAGTAAATGAAGTATACACAGATCGTAGCAAAGCTCCTGTAACTGAATTGGTACAAGTACTCAGAATGATTAATAGTAATCCTGAGCATTATGTACAATTGGCTGATATTCTTATGGATTACAGCCCAGAGAAAGGAATTGATTACGATAGATTAACAAAAAAATTGAACACAAAAATAACTTCTTCTCTAAAGGACAAACTGGATGATACAGCAATTGTTCCTAAAGGGAAACAAATTAGAAAGAAAATTGAAGAAGAGTTTAATTGGGACGAATGGGCTAAACAACTTCAATAAACAACAAATACAAAAAATAAATATTTATGTCTGCTAAAGGTTCTAGCCTAGTAATTCGTCGTTACGAAGGCTTTGGAGGTAATTACATTAACTCCCAATATTTGTCTGCTGCCTACGATACAGGTAAGCCAGATATGCTTGATAACACCCTTTCGACTATTTACTCTGCTAAGTCACGCTTCTTTACAGGTAAATTGTTGACTGGTTTAACTAAAGGTTCCCCAATCGGAACAAAAGAATTGACCTCAGAAATCTTCCGTTGGAGATTGCAAGGTGCTGAAGTACGCAACGCTGTTGTTGTTACCAACATTGAAAGTGGCAACACTGCCCCAGGTTTGAATGGTACTACTTTCCGCATCAAATTGGACTTGAACTACTATGCACGTCCAGACGTTCTGTTGCCTAAAAACCCAGAATATCCATGTGAAATTGTAGATGGCCCATTTGCCGATGGTGATGGATATGTAAATATGTCCCTTTTTATAGTGATATAAATCGAAAAACTCTTTGAATTGCTGGAAAGCCCCACTCTCTTAGGACAGGGAAGGGTAATCAGCAGGGAAGATAATTGTATAATAATGAAAGGAATAAAAAGTAAACCTAAGCTTAACTTTTCAATTGGATTTAAATTTCAAAATTGGACAGTTGTATCTGAGCGTAATTGGCATAATAGTAAATGTAAAACTCCATATCATATTATAGAGTGTAAATGTGGATTTTTGAGAAAAGCTACTCCTAATCAGATTAGCCAAATTCTTAGAAATGGATTTCATAACGATCTAAAATCTGAGTGCTTAACTTGCATTAAAGAGACTAGATTAAGAGAAAAACCTATTGAAGTTTTATTAAACCTTGTGCTAAGTGATTATAAGAATAGATACCGGGGTGAGCATATTAAGTTTGAACTTTCAGATGAACGAGCAATGAATTTATTTCAACAACATTGTTTTTATTGTGGCATAGAACCTTCTAACCTGAAGAAAAGTCATGCAGGATCAGTAAAGTATAATGGAATAGATAGGATTGATAGTTCAAAGGGATATACTCCTGAAAATGTTGTATCATGCTGTAAAAGATGTAATGTCGCTAAAAACGATCAAACATTACAGGAATTTACAGAATGGTATAATAGATTATACAATTATAACCTTCGACGGTCAGAGCGTCAGCTCGTAGGATCAAGTGATCCGAAGCGGAGAGCTTCTTCAGAAAATGAAGAAGATGATATGACCTAATCTTTATGGTAACATAAAGCTGTTCTAAATAGAACGGGTATGGACTAACGACCCATACTGAATATAAATGATATTTACGTCCTACGTCTTCAAGGTGATGACCCCTCTAAGTATCTTCCTTCCGATCAATTGGAAGTAGGTGCAGAGTGGTCTAAAGGCTGGACTAGTGTAGTAAGTGAAGCCAACGATCAGTTCGGTACTCAACAGTATGCTGCTCCGTTTATGCTTGAGTCTCAAGTAGGTGCATTTGCTCAGAAGATCACTGTAACTGATAAGGCTCTTCGTGATGAAGGTCGTCTCGGTTTTGACTTCATTTACACTGATCCTAACACCGGCAAACAGCAGGTAGTTAAGCGCTTTATGCCTTATGCTGAAGCTAAGCAGTGGAATGAACTGTATCAGTCTATGGAGGTACAAGCTTGGTATGGCGTTAAGCAGACCAAACCTTCTACTATTGCTCCTGAGTGGATCAAGACTGGCCCAGGGTTGAGAGAACAAATGAAAGATGGGCATACGGAATACATCAACACTCCTCCTTCTGTAACACGTTTGAAGGACTATTTGATGGATATTTTCTTTGCTCGTGAAGACGAAAACAACCGCGACGTTGTAGGTGTAACTGGCTCTTTGGGAGCAGTTAGTTTCCACGATGCTCTTGCTGCTGTAGCTTCTTCTTTCTTGACTATGGATACTCATTACATCCGTCGTACTAGTGCTGAATACACAGATCAAGCTCTTGAGTTTGGTTCTATGTTCACCAGCTATGTAGGCCCTCTCGGTATTAAGATCCGTTTGGCAATTAACCCAATGTACGACTCTGCTCGTTACTGCAAAACTTACCACCCAATCTACACTGAATACCCAATCGACTCAGCTCGTTTGACTTTCATGGACTTTGGTTCAACTGGTATGCAGCAGAACATTATGGCTCTTAAAGTAAAAGATACTTACCGTCATGCAACCATGATGGGGACTGTAGGCCCAATGGGTGTAGTTAAAGGCCAGAATGTAGCGATGCTGAAAGCTCAGTACGATCAAAGCTGCGAAGGTACTTTTGGTATCGTAATGTTAGATCCTACAAGAAGTGGTGAAATTATTCTAAATTATGACTAGTGTAAATTATAGAATAAAAAGTAAAAACATAGAATACGTAGAATCAGATTTTTTTAAAGTAAAAGATTATTTAAAGTATAAAGGTAGTAGATTTAATTCTTTGATCGTACTTGACTTTCCGGGTTACTTTTTAGACAAAAGTCTAAAGAGAAAAGCATCTGCATGTTTATGTAAATGTGATTGTGGAAAGGAATTTATTACAAGATTTGAAAGAATTAAAAATGGCTATTCTAAATCTTGCGGATGTATACATAAACTATATCATCCTAAAGGTTCTTTTGGACAATCCTTAAGAGGATTGTTTACAAGATATGTATCTCGTGCCAGAACAACTAAAAAAGAATTTACTTTAAATCAAGATGAATTTACTAAAATAATAACGTCTAATTGTTTTTACTGTGGAGTAAAGCCTTTAATGAAACATACATTTAAAGGTTGTCCTGAGCATATATTGCACAATGGAATAGACAGATATGATAACTCTAAAGGATATACTTTAGAAAATTCTCGTCCCTGCTGTTTTGAATGCAATAGAGCTAAAGGAACACTTACTCCAGAAGAATTCTATAATTACATTAACCGATTAATAAGGTACGCCTCTTCTATAAAAAATTCGGCAAAAACGGTGAATCCTAAGTCTACGGATATGGAAATACCGTGCTAACTTTCTTGATGGCTAACGGCAAGAAAGCAGTGTAACGCATAGGAAGTGAATAAATATAATCTTCCCACGAGTGCCGAACGCATAACAATGCGAAAATATATGCTGAGCTTATAAGAAATTATAAGAACTAAGAGATAAAAAACTCTTAGGATAACAATTCTGGAACTTATTTATAGCGATCAATCTACACTCTAGTAGTTATTAATAATTCATAATATCCTCCACCTAGACTAGCCCTTTAGGTGGAGGCTACTTATTGTCCCAACAATAAAAAACTTGGAATACCTTTATCAGATTACCATAAAGGGAGGAGGAAAACACCTCGTTAACAAATAACAACAATTATGTCTTCTAAAGTATTTATATACACAAAACCTCGTGACTCAGCTTACGGGATTCATAACTGGACAGACCCTACATCTGGACAGAAAATCGATAAAACTAAAGTAGGAAACGCTAAAGTAAAAATGACTGCGCTTTATTCTCAACGCGTAGGAGGACTATTGAATGGTCTTTCCTATAAACCTTGGGAAGAAAAGGGAGTAGTTAAATTAAATGCACAAGGGAAAGAGCTAACACTTCAGGATAAAGAAGAACAAAAATGGAATCTTACTCCTGGATTTTTAACCAATAAGTCGTGGCGTAGAGGTGACAGTTTAGATCCTGAAAAGATGTCTTACTTTCAAATGAAAACATGGACATTAAAAGATGGAGCTACAGTGCTAGACCTAGCCAACTTTGATGATCTTATGTTTTACTATGTAGCATTAGACTCCAAGTATATAGCCAATTCCGAAAGAGAATTAAAGGCACACAAATGGCCTTATGCTACTCACTATATAGCCATTACAAATGAAGGAGAAGAGATCATCCACGAGCGTAATTCCCGCAAGATTAAAGCATTTGCTTTGCTTGCCGATCCTTCTTTATCTTCTGCTAAGAAGAAAGAAATCATTTGGATTTTAGATCTAGCTTCTACTGCATCTCCATTGTCAGAAGAACAGGCCGATAACGTATTGTATCGTTTCATTGAGGCTGATTCATTACTTAAACCGACTACTGATAAATTCATTCAGACAGCTAATTTGCTGAAGGATGAAAAAGGTCGTCAAGAGTTTGCTGCTAGACTGTTGCTTAAGAAAGCACTAGATACTCGTGTAGTATATGAGAAATCAGATTCTTACACATGGAATCGTGCAAAAGGTTCTATTGTAATTGGAGAACGCTATAGTGAAGCCATTGATTTTCTATTGAATCCTAAAAAAGATTCCTTGGTATTGGAATTAGAGCAAGAAGTTAAAGCAAAGCTTTTATAAACAATAAAGCGCATGACTGCTCAAGAACTGAAATGGGATTTCCTATTCAAGCGAGATAACATCGAAAGCTTAAAAGGAAAAACATTTCTAGACAATGAAATTGATTGGTTTTTAAATACTGCTCAACTTGATCTAATTAAATCCAAGCTTATCTCTCGTACTCCAGATGGTACCGGATTTGAGGAAACTCAGAAACGAATTGATGATTTAGGTACACTTGTAGTCTCTTATCCAGCACAAAATCCTATTACATTAATTTACCATCAGGATGAACACATGTATGAACTTCCACTAGCTGACTTAAAGTACGAGTATTTGTATTTTATAAATGCTAAAGTAGAAGTAATCAACTGTAGAAATAAAGCTCGAATCAGATTG